AGTTTGGGTTCTGTACTTGTTATGAGTTTGCCTGGGTGCTAAACTGTCCTAGCTATCAAAACACAGAATTGAACGAAGTGGAATTCACAGAGATGGCAAGCAATGCTGGCTTTCTTTATGATGAGCTACCCACCAATAGAACATATACCCTTGGAACTAATGAAGGGATGGTATTTATAGATTCAAATGTCACCGAGATGATGGAAGAATTCTTTCCTGATATGTACCATAAATTATTCCGTTACACCAAGACGCCAAAGGAAGGTCAGATGTATAAAGCTCTTTTGGGCTATTTATATCCTGAACAACCTATGAGACAAGAACGGCACTTCAAGCGATGCTATGAAGAAGCGATTGAAGAAGTTTTCTCTCACATCAACCCCTGGTCACCTGATACACTAACACAAGTAATCGATGACATGCCAAAGAACACATCCGCTGGTTATATATCAATCCGGAGGATAGGTAAACGGCGCAAGAAAGATGTATTCTTACCTGAGATAATACAGGATTATAAGACAATGGTGGATTCCGTTTCAAAGAACAAGTCCTTTCCTAATTACATCATGTTTGCTATGCGAGGTCATTTGTCTGAAAAGACAAAAGTTAAAACTCGACCGATTTGGATGCAATCGGCTGAAACTATCGTCGCAGAAATGCGATTTGCTCGCGGTTTATACCGTCAATTAAATAATGAGTATTTTTCAAAAAGAATGATACACGGAGAAGGTGCCTTAAAACGTCTTCGTAAATATTTACAAAGTAACTCGGATTATCATTTTGCCAATACAGATATCTCTGGTTGGGATGCTTTCCGTTGCGTATTTTTACATCGTCGTTTGTTTAATGAAATAGAGAAGAAAATCATTATGACAAATGTTGATCGTAAACTATACCGATACACATGCTTTGACTCTAACATTTATGGTAGAGTGGCTTTTCCTAGCGGAGTAACTTACCGCACAAACGGAGGTCTCATGTCTGGATCTGGCTGGACATTAGTTCAAAATACTCTCCTCAACATGATCTTAACCATCACCGCACTTAAAATGATGGGACTTGAAGAAAACATTGACTACGTTGAAGTCAATTGGCTAGGAGACGATTTTTCAATCAAATCACGTCGAAGATTTGATCTAACTACATTCGCTAAATTCCTGATGAAATATTTCGCATTGTTCGTAAAACCCGAAAAAACTTTTTTTGCGGATCCTGAAAAGGATAGAAAGTTTTTAGGTTACGAGATTAGAGGTGGCTTATTATATAAAGATTTGAAGGAATTATGGGCTGGTAGTTTATATACAGAAAGTTATTTCAAACGCGACTTTTCTTGTATAACAAAAACATTTAGTAGATTATTTAGTTATGTGATACTTGGTGGTTACAATAGCTATGAATACATGGACTTTTTTTACTTATTTCTTGGTAAGTATGGTTCATGGTTAGATAAGGTAGAATATATTTTTGATGATCGTAGCCAACGAATGACTCGTGTTCTCAAAGATATTTTTAATGTTAATATTAGTAAGTTTAATAGTGATACGTTTAAGCAAATGAAGCTTTACTTAAGTAAATATATTTTATTGTATGACTATGATTTTATTGACGTTAATAAAGAG